CAGGACATAGTATCTCTGCAATTAATCCTGAACTAACATTAGTAGGAGGCATAGCCGCAGCTTAATGCTGTGGCTTTTTTATTATGACAGCATATGAAAATAGAATTGGCGCACAAAGTCCAGTTATTTGGCTTAAACTTGACGGCTCTGGCGCACCAACATCATCTGGTTCATCTACTCCTACATTTACATTAAGTGGAACGGCTCCAACTACTGGAGTTGCAAGTACAGTCTCAAATACTGCTTATACATTTAATGGCAATGGACAATATTCTATAGGAGCCTTGCCAAGCACTACAACAACTGACAAGAATTTTACAATCGAAGCATGGGTAAAGATGAACCCATCTACATCCATTGATTACCCAACAATTTATAGAGCAGACAATGGTGCAAACGGCGCATTAATTATGCGTGTGCGTGGAACTAACATAGCTTCACCTGGACTTGCAGAAATTTATGTAAAAGGTAGTTCTGCTCAAATAAGCCTTTATTCTACTTCAAGAGTAGACGATAACAATTGGCACCATATTTCATTAAGATATGATGGAGTAGGAACTTTAACATTATATATTGATGGAAAGCCAGAAAACTCAGCAGCAACAAATATTGGTACAGTTACAGACATTGATACTGCTGGAACAAGGTATTTTGGCGGAGGACTTGGAGCAAGCGAATACTTTGTTGGAACTATTGATGAGTTTACAATTTATGGAACAAATATATCTGCCCCAGTTATTAATGGTAACTTTTTAGTTGGTAAAGATTCAGCATCTATACAATCGTATATTGTTCAAAGAACTCCAGAGTATTATTGGCTAGGAGACCCAGTTGATGGAACAACTGTAAACTGGTACACATCTGGTACGGCAACAGATTCAACAACATGGACTAGAACAACTGTCAGCGGATCTAACATATCTAGAGTTGCTTCTACATTGCCTAAATCATACTCTGGTGCTTATATGCTTAACGTTCCATATGCTTCACGATATAGAACAGCAGCAACAGTATATTCATCAACAGAAGCAACAGATGGCGATTTTACTGTTGGTGTTTGGTTTAAACAATATAATAGCTCTGCAAATGCATCAGCTTTGACTAAGATTCTTGGCACAACTGGATCAGTATTTGATATGACAATGTATTCATCTACACATTCCACAAGTCCTGGTAGAGTACTGTGGAGTACAGCTGGAATAGCATCTGCAGGTACTGTTAGAGTAGATGATGGCAACTGGCACTTCCTTGCAATTAGAAAGGTAAGCGGTAATAATAATTATCTTTGCTATGTTGATGGTGTATTAGATGCAACAAATACTACTGCATCTACACCAGTTGCAGGTAACTGGCAAGTAGGAGATTCTACTCAGGGTTCTGGTTCTGCTTCATTATATGTAGATAATTTCTTTCTTTCTAATTCATCAAATATAAATGCTACAGATATTTTAAATATATATCAGTATGTATTCCCAGCCAATGTTGATAAAACAATTAACGAAACCCCAGCTACAGCATCCGCACAATTCCCAGATGCTGTAGCAATAGGAACATCTACAGTTTCTTGGAGCACAATTCCAGCAACAGTAAATGCTGAGTTTGTTACTCCTGCACTATCATTTAGCCAGGACGTAGATAGACTTGTATCAGTAATGACAGCTGATGGCTTACTTGCAGATCCAACCATCTCAGCAATTCAAAATGTAGATTTTGCATCAGGTGCATTAACTGCAAATGCTGACTTCTCACCAACAACAGGAATTAGCATTGATGATGCATATACTGCGGCTCCATCAACTGCACATATTCGTGGGCAGAAGTTTATTTGTCAAGCAACACAAGATATTTATAGAGATGTTAGTGGAAATTATATTAATAACAACCTCATGCAAATTGGTGAGGTTGGAAACGTAACAACATGGACATGGATACAATATCAATTACCAACTGAATTAACATCTGGCAATGTAAACAAGATACTTAAGGCAAGCATTGCTTTCAATGTTGAATATTCAAATAGTTCAGCACAATCATTAAATCTTTCTAGAAATGCTGTTTTATGGTCAGAAACAAGCAATCCGCTTCCAAACCAGTCTGTATCTATTGATCAATTAACAGGAACATTTAATTTTGCGGCTGGAACAAGATATGAGCTTGACGATTCAAGCTTTAGCTATATTAACCAATATGGAATTACAGATATTGTAAAAAGATGGATTACTGGTGTTTATGATAACCATGGTTTTGTAATACAGTCAGTTGACTCACAATCAAATGACTACTTTACAATTTACTCATCTGAATCATCAATTCCAGCAGAAAGACCAACACTTATTATTTATGCAGATTTAGGTGCTCCAAATGCAGATATTGTAGCTGGTCCAGCTAATTCATCTGCTCAAATGCAAGATCCTAACCTATCTTTGGGAACAGGAAATATAATTGCAGAAACTCCAGCAACAGCATCTGCTCTTGCAGTTAACCCAACATATTCTGCAGGAGCATCTGGCGGATTTACAGCAGATCACCTAGAAGCATTTGGAATACTTGTAGACCCAACAATTTCTGCTATTAAGAATAATAACTTTACACAAAGCAATGGGTTAACAGCCAATGGTGTATTTGTTCAACCTCAAATAACAGCTGAAGGTGCAACATTAACAATTAGTACAACACCAGCAACTGCTTCAGCTACAATGCCTGGTGGATCAGTATCAATTAATGAATCTACACCAGCAACACCAATTACTGCGTCAGCAACAATGGTTGATCCATCAGTTGTCTCAGACTTTAATAGAATAATTTATGTTGGTGCATTTAGCGTAGCAGCTACATTGCTTGACCCAACAGAAGCAATTCTTGAAACAGATGACCCATACTATCAAGAAGTTAGATTTACAGGCTCACAATACATTACAGTTCCTCATTCATATGGTGCTAGTGGTTCATCTGGAAACTTTGATTGGCTTGGAGCGGCGGCTACATCAGTATCAGAAATGACAATTAGAACATCTGCTAACTCAGGTACATTACTTGACGGAGAAGATGCAAATACATTGGCAGGAGCAGGAAATCCTCTTGGATGGACTCTTGATATCTATGGTGGCAAGCTAAGATTTAGATCATGGGTAGTTGCTACAAATGTTCCTGGAACTAACAGACTTGTAACTCATAGCATAGTTGGTAATAAGATTATTACTGATAACCAATGGCATCATATTGTTATTCAGATTGGTAATGCTTACAACGGCAAAGAATTAGAAATCTTTATTGATGGAGAACTTGATATTGCTCGTTATGATGCAAATCAGACTCCAATTATGGCTCACCCAGATAGATTGTTTGGTAATAGCGTAACAACTATGAACTATGCTTATACTGGCCCAAATCCTTCAAATCAGGTTGGTAGCCCAGAAGCAATGCCAAACTTTACTGGTGATGCTATGGAATATGTATTTAGACCTAACATCACACTTACCGAATATCAGATTGAACAGCTTTACTACGCTGCTCTTGATATTGCAACAGAAAGACAAACATCATGGACAGCATCAGCTGTTATGCCAGAACCATATATCTCTGGTAATAAGCCAAAGGCACTTATGCTTAACTTTGGATTTGACAATGATGGATTAAATAGTAATTCTTATCTAAACGGTGGATTCAACCCAGAAGTACACGATGTTTGGGAATACTGGGTTACAAGACAAACTTCTAATCCACAATTAACTTATGTAAATGATAGATCAGAACCTGGACAATTTGTTCGTGATGCAGTTACTGATGAACCAGTATTACTAGATCCACGCACAATTCCAAACATCAGCAGATTTGATGTTATTCAAGTAATTGGATATCCAGAGACTTCCGACCAAATCTTAACATTAATTCCACAATCAATTGCTGGAACTGGCTATGACTATCAGGAAAACCTTGGAAGACTAGAACAATTTGTATCTAGATTAAGAGAGATTGTTGATACCTATGGCACATCATTACTTGTTACAAGCCCTAGATTGGCTGTAGACCTTGGTATTGTTGATGATATAGAGATAACACCACAGGCTTATGAAACACGTTTTGCAAGCTCACAGAGCAGCCAGAATGCAGGTCTGTACGATTATCGCTCAGCTTTAATTGATCCAACAGTTCATGCTAATGGCCCAGTTGGTTCAACTACAAATGATCCTTATGTTTACTTTGATACACATAGAAACAATAAGATTAGATTGGTAGCAACACAAACAGGATTAACAGACATTCAGGATGGATGGACATTAGAAGATGCAGTTACTTCTATTCCTAGAGATCCATTGTCTCCATCTAGATATTCTTACAAGTTTAAAGATACTAGAAATGGTATGGCAATTGGAGATGAAACATTTATTGCAGGTCTTCAGTTAAACAGAAATGAATTGGGAACAGCATCTGGTGATGCTTACGGAATATACAACGCAAGAGAAGCATTCTTAGCAATTCCATCATCTGCAGTTAAGTCAGGAACTGTTTTGGCTCAGCTAACAACAACATATTGGGATGGAACTCAAGAAAGAGTTAATCCATACGCTTTAGCTCAGCAACTGCATCTTGGACAAATTATGAAAGATCATGGCAATACTCAACTGCTAGATTATCTCTAAGTGGTAATCAAGTTGGTGTTGGTGTAGATCAGGTTTCTACAACTCCAGGAACTGGTGGACAACTTGTTCCAGTTCAAAATACTAATGGACAAGTATATTACTTAACACCTACAAATAACCAGCTATTCTCTATCACAATTGATGAGAAGTATCCAACAGTAAGTGTATGGGCACCAACTCTCCTTGAAAGAGGAATTATGTGGTTAAGCATTAAGAATACTATTAACCCTAATGACAAGATTGTTAGACCAGCATCTATGATTGCAGAAGCACTTCAAAAGGATTCTGGACTATACATTAACAAAGATATTACTACAAACGCTGCTTCTATGGTATCTAATGCATACTTAGTAGAACCAGACAATGTAGTATCAGTAGATGCAAGAATAGTGACATTGCCACTAACTGCAACTGCTAGAATAACAGGTTCTGGAAGAATATTCCAGGCAACACCAATGACAGCATCTGCAATACTAAATACAGATTCTGTAACATTCGCTGGAGGAGAGCAAGTGGTCGTTACCCTTCACGAAGCACAACAAATAGACCTATACATTAAGGAGGAAGCATACTAATGATTAGCCAATATTGGGTAGATCAGAAACCATCTTCACCTTTGTCTATTACAATTAAAGATACCTACGGAGCAGATAAGGACTTAACTGTTTACACATCTGTTTCAGTAGAGATGCTTGATGAATACAATCATGAGATTGATTTAACAGGATCTTCGGTTCAATTTGTAAATAAGACAGCGGGAAGAATTTTATTTACATGGCCAACCACAAGATCAGTATTTGAGATACCTGGGGACTATGTATTACGAGTCAAGCTGGAATCAAGCACAGCTAAAGACTTTACCACAGTACATAACGTAAGAGTCAGAGAGTTCGGAGGTATCAACAGCTAATGTTTACATCAGTTACACACACAAAGCAAATCACAGGACGTGATGTTGATTTAGCGTTGCTAAATAGAGCACAGTCTATCGTTGAGATTTACATAGGAAGAGTTGAAGCAAATGTCGACAATCCTAATGACACACAGCTTCTTGCTAAAGCAACAGCATATCAAGCTGTTTACATGCAGGATAATGAAGACATTGTTTATGAGCAAGTTGCATTAAGAACGGCAGGACAAGGCGAATCAGTCGTATCCTTTGCTGATGGACAACATGCTCCATACATGGCTCCTTTGGCTATTATTGCTTGTAAGGCATTGTCTTTCAAGAGAGCAAGAGGAATCAGAACTGGTAAGATCTTCCAGTTCCCAGCATTTATTGACTACAGAGAAGGACGTAGAGGCTAATGAAGCTAAGAGCATTTGATAAGAAAGTATTTACAGCTGATGTATGGTCATATACAGACACACCATCAGGTAATGACGTTATTAGAACATTCTCATATAGTGAGACTATTAATGTTAATATAACTACTGATAATACTACTAGATTAATTATATCTTCAGATGCTCCTATCACAAAGTCATACCAGATTCGTAATGTAAAAGACAGAACCAATGCCTCAGTTATGGCAGGATATTACTGGGTAGTAAATACCAATGAGCCTATTATCAACGCATTTGGCATTGTGGAAGGTTATAAAGTAAAGACGGCGGCTGGAGTACAAATCTAATGGCTGTAGAAGTACTTGGTATAGTTATTGGTACTCTTACAGTTTTAGGTATAATAGAACTAAGAGTTAAAGGTTTAACAAAGAATTATCTTGAAGAGCTTAAACCCAATTCTGGATCAAGTATCAAAGATAAAATAGATAAGCTTGAAGCAAGACAGACAGATCTAGTAAAACGCATAGACGACATTTACAGCCATCTTTTAGGAAAGTAGGTCACAATGTACCTAAGATTAGGTTTAAGGGCTTCTAGAGGCTTTTTTAGGGCTCCTAGGGCTAGTTCTAGAAAGTTTGATAGGAACGGATATTTTGATTATGCCTATTGGGAAGAGTTATTCCCTACTATACTAGAAGAACAAGCATATAAGGCTGGCAATGCTGGTCAAGAAGCTATTCTTACTGGTGACTTTTTAGAAGCGGCTACAGAATACTGTATTGAGTTTGGCGAGGAATTTGAAGTAGAAGAATACCAAGCATATTTATACGAAGCATTGGGTGATTCGAAATATAATGCGATATCAATTATAATAGGAGAATCTGCTGAGCAATTAGTTATTGCTTGGGATGACTCATTTGGTGGAGATGGCATTGGAGTTAAGATGTTCCATAGCGGTCTCAGGTAATTCTCAGGAAATTGTTACCAAATTGTTACAATTGACATTTTAAAGCTGTTAACCGCCTCTAAAGAGGCGGTAGTAAACAAAGAGATACCTAAGACAAGAGAAGTCTTGACATTAGAAAAGACATTAGTATATAATATATATAACAACTAACAGAAAGAGAAATGCCAAATGGATAAGTTACTAAAGAATATTGAAATTGAATTACTCTCTTTGAAGAAAGAGACTTACTTTGCTTTTGAAAGAATTAAAGAACTAGAGCATGCTTTGTCATTAGTAGGGAACATCCCCGCCGATGGTGATCAGGCTTAATGTATATTGGTGTAGGGATTGTCATGACTTTACGATCCTTGCAGATGAAAAATACGTGAATTGTATATATTGTAATGGGACGAAAACAGAGAATATCGGATGGCTGGAGGACTTGCTCCAGATGCCTCCAGAGGCTTGAAGAGACCTCAGAGAACTTCTACTACACAGCAAGCTTTAACCAATGGGCTTCCAAGTGTAAAGACTGCCATAGAGAAGCATCTAGGGAGTCGGCGGAGAAGAATAAATACAATAACAAAAGACTAGCCTTACTAAAAGAAGCTAGAGAAAAGGGTGATACCTTGAAGAAATGCCCTAAATGCAAAGAGATGAATCCATCAGGTTCATTCAAGCCATATGACACTAATGTATACCTAGAGGATACCTTGATACTTAAAGGTTATGAAGAGATATGCGGAGTATGCTACTATAAGCTATATGATGCTGTCTTTAGCAAGATTAACGGCTGTATTGCCTATGCCAAAGAAAGAGAAGGGCGGAAGCCTAGAAAGAAAAGACTTGCATCATAAGTCATAATTACATATAATAGCTTTATATCTATGCGTTACAGTTCATTGCTCATAGATATTTCACCTAAGCAAGTGGGATCATTTATACACTCCTATGTCTCTAAGATCCCATTCCACGCCAATGGAGCAGACCTAGAGGTTACGGCATTTTCTTCTAGGTCTGTTTGCATTATAAGCGTATAAGGTATATAATTGCATTGTTGCACTAACTAGCAGATATAGGTTAAAAATGGATAATCATGAGCTCTATAAAGCAGTACATGGAGTCAATCTAGTGCCTAAGATTCTTCCTTATGCAAGGGTAAGATACAGGAACGGCGTCATAGAGATAGTCCTTGTAAGCTATGATGAAGACAATGAGAATCATATATCAGTAGGATTAGAAGCAAGTGATGAATTAGCAGAGATTCTAGATCAACATATCTGGGATAATACATAAGGATATTACTTGGCTAATATAGCTAATTTATATAGGAAGTGCCAGGAATGTGCGTCGTAATATCAAATTTAGACCATATTTAACTAATTAAGGAGATATCGTGGGATATAGTAAATATACAGATGAACAGATAAGTCAATTTATCGACATATCGACAGAAATGGGTATATCTCCAGCTATGAGATATCTTAATTATCCTGGTTCATATCATACTGCTTCTAAATGGTACAAGGATAGAGGATTAGATTTACCAGACATTGATAGCTTAAAGCAAATGGCTCGTAATATAGGTGTATTCTATACTGATAAAGAGAAGGTTATTTCCGCCCAGGCTGTCATAGACAGGGCGGTGGAAAAGCTAATGGAAGATGACTCTTTGTTATCAGATGATATCAATAAGCTATCTAATGCTATACATAAGGCTATTCAGACAATTAACCTTGTTGAAGGCAAATCTACTAATATTAACGAGAATCGTTCTAAAGATGGCACAGATCTAGCTATTCATGATCTATTAAATGAAGCCAAAATGAAGAACGAGATGAAGAAAGATAGTTTAAATAGTAATATATCTGAGAATATCACAGAGAATTCACAGGAAAGTACCACCCAGTCTTAAGATTATTTCTAAAAATATATTTTTGCTATGTTAAAAATATATTTACAGTAAGAATCAAATTGGCACTATTTAGAGAAAGAGGAGTATATGGATATAAAGGACTACTTGGACAATGTTCCAATGGCCCTTTTAAGCCTTCCAGAAGGCCGTAGAGAGCTTACTAAGTATGATCCTATGTTATTTGCCTTGATATATCTTCCACATCATCTAAAGAACGCTGAAGGCTCTATAACCTTGTCAGAATTCCATCATGATTTGGCTAAATATGGTGAAACTTGGATCAATAAGCCTTCTAAGCCTAAAGAGAATAGAGATGCTTTCATAGCACCAAGAGAATGTGGTAAATCTACTTGGATATTCCTTATATTACCTATGTGGGCTGCTGCTCATGGACATGTTAAGTTTATTGCTGCTTTCTCAGACGCCGCTTCACAGGCAGAGACTCATTTGCTTACATTTAAGAATGAATTGGAGACAAATGAATATCTTAGAGAAGACTATGCAGAGTTATGTACACCAAAAATTGTCGGCTCAACTGGGCGTTCCCTTGCTAACAATTCTTGGAGAATCGTTCAAAGCAATGATTTTATATTCGATGCTAACGGTATTGATACTAACTCTTTGGGTAAGAAGGTCTTTGGTCAACGCCCTGACCTTATTATTCTTGATGATATCGAAAAGGGTGAAAAGAACTACTCAGAATACCAAGCAGGACAACAATTAAGAACAGTTTGGGATGATATTGCTCCTATGAACATCTATGCAAGAGTAATTGTCGTAGGAACCACCACAATGCCTAATTCTATTATGGATCAATGCAGAAAGTTTGCAGAAGGACAAATGGATCCTGATTTAAAGTGGATAGAAGAGCAGAATGTAAGAGTTCACTACTATCCAGCCATTATGTCTAATGATGATGGCTCAGAACGCTCTGTATGGCCTGAGAAATGGCCTATGGAATGGTTACAGTCTCAAAGAAAAAGATGGACAAGAATTCATCTTTGTAAGAGAAGCACAGGGTGTTAAGATGTCTCCTTCAGATTTGAGAGAGCGTGTAGCACTATTAGTAGAATTGTATGATGCTGGTGTCATACATGTAGAAACAAACCAGGGTGGAGATTTGTGGAAGGATGTTTTCAAAGGTCTGCCAGCCAAATATAGATCAAAGCACGAAAAGACATCCAAACAGATCAGAGCTGGTAAAGCGTTAAACTATTATCAGCAAGGGAAAGTACGACATACTGGACATTTCCCAATGCTAGAAGAACAAATGTGGGCATTCCCAAAAGTTGCCAACGATGACGTTCTTGATGCAGTCGTAGGTGGAATTCTTTATTTCCTTGACAACAAGGCACCAAAGTTTTCTGCTAAACAATTTAATTACATGAGGGGTTAATATGACAGACATTGTTAATGCGTTATCGTTGATTGTGGAACGTAGACCACATTACGAAAAGGCAGAGGCATACTATGAGGGGCTGGAATCAGAAGTATTCTTGCACCAAAGATGGTATCGCCTATTAAGATCAGAAGGAATTGACTTTAAGTTCAATTTCATCAAGACAGTAGTAGATTCAGTTCTAAACAGACTAGAAATTGCTAATGTACAAGCAGGAAGCGAAGCAAGTAATGCTGTTATTCAGCAGACTTGGGAAAACAATGACATGGGACTGGATTCTGATGAAATCCACCGTCGTGCATTAGTTTATGGTGATTGCTATGCAATTGCTTGGCCAAATATGGATGGACAGATCTCTATCGATTACAATTCACCACTTGGTACAGTAATCGTATATGATGAAGAAAATCCAAGAGTAAAGAAGTACGCAGCAAAGATGTGGGAGACAAAGGGTGCTATTGGTCAAAAGATTACCAAGATGAACCTTTATTACACAGACAGAATTGAAAAGTATATCTCTGTAGGAAATGCAGATATGGAAGCTATCAATGTTGGTACACAGTTTACTTTAATAGAGACAGTAGAAAATCCATGGGGAGTAATTCCTGTATTCCACTTCCGCACAGCAAAGCAATACGGAAGACCAGAGCATTATGATGGTTATGGCCCACAAGATGCTATTAATAAGCTTATTGCTACACATATGTACACAGTTGATTATCAAGGTGCACCACAGCGTTATGCTCTATCAAATGGTGGAAATGATGCTGAATATGAAGACTTCCAAGATGATTCATCAAAGAGAGACAATCTTGGTACACTTCAGAATGGCCCAGGACAACTTTGGTATCTTAAGGGTGTAGATAAGGTTGGAGAATTTGCTCCAGCTGACTATAAGATATTTACAGAGCCAGTTAAGGAATATGTAAGAGGATTAGCATCACTTACAAATACTCCATTACACTATTTTGAAAAGACAGGAAATGTACCTTCAGGTGAGGCATTGCGTACAGCAGAAGCACCACTTATGAAGAAGGTTAATGATCGTCAGCAATCATTTGAAGCAGCATGGGAAGAAATGATGAAGTTCGTCTTAAAGATGGAAGGCATTGATGACTCAGTTGAAATCAGATGGAAGCATGTAGAATCAATTGATAGCCTAGACCAATGGGAAGTTGCTATCAAGAAGAAGTTGATTGGTATGCCAATCGAACAAATATTAATTGAAATTGGATATGACTCTGAGATGGCTATGCAGCTTGCACAAGTTGCAAATACAGCAGCTAATCTAACACAGGGAACAAATACAACCAATTTGCTTAGACAACAAACAGCTGAAGAAACATCAGCAGAATAAGAGGATAAAATGGAAGAGAACAACGAATTAAATGTGGACGCTGAGATTCGTGATCCAAAAGCAGTACTTGATGCTTTAGATCGTGCCAAGGCGGAAGCAAAGAAGTCAAGACTTGAGAAAGAAGAGCTTGAGGGTAAGATTAATGATATTAATGCTAACCTAAATACTTTGAAATCTAGCCTTATATCACAGAAGGTAGCAGTACAGCTTAAGGATATGGGAATTTCCAATTCTGAACGTATTCTAAAGTATGTAAATCTAGAGAATGTTGACTTGGATGAAAATCTAGGTCTTAAGGGGTTTGATGATCAAGTAGCCCAGATTAAGGAAGACTTTCCTGAGCTATTTGATCCCAAACTTCGTGTAGCAGGGCTTGCAGATACTGGAGTAACCTCCAATGTAGACACAAGCATCTCAGCTACAGAAATGCAAGCAAGAAGTGTTCTAAAGAAGATTTCTTAACTTGCAAAATATGTAAAACAGTTGTATAATTTAGGTATACCGCATCTCTGTAATGGACGTTAAGACTTGCGGAACTTGAATAATTGGACGATTGTTTCATATTTCGTAATTCTAATAACAAACACAAACAAGGAGATATAAAATGGCAGTAGGCCGTACAGATCTCACAGAGAATAATGGTTTTATCCCAGAGGAAAAAGGATCCGTTGCTATTCAAGCAACAGTCCAGAACTCTGCTATTGAAGCATTTGCTCGTCGTGAGAACATGGCTTCTCGCACAAAGGGTGTCCCACGTTTCGTATCAACAGCTCCAGGAGTTGTTGCAGAAGGCGTAGACATTCCAGATTCAGATACAACTCTAGATGAAGTTGTTTTGACAGCGAAGAAGTATGCACAGATTTTTAACATTTCAGAGGAAGATCTTAACGATTCACTCGTAGATACACTTAACACATACAAGAGAGAATGGGCTACACAATGGGCTCGTAAGT